GGGAGAATAATATGAAAATATCACAAGAAGGATTATCTTTAATTAAGAAATTTGAGGGTTGTGAACTTGCAGCATATCGTTGTGCAGCTAATGTTTTAACAATAGGATATGGCTCAACCAAAGATGTCAAAGAAGGCGATACTATTACACAAGAAGAAGCTGATAGTTTATTGTTACATGAAATGTATGAGTATGAGGGTTATATAAATGACATGGTAAAAACTGATTTAAAACAAAATGAATTTGACGCACTCGTATCATGGGTGTTTAATTTAGGTCCATCAAACCTTTCTAGTAGTACACTTTTGCAAAAATTAAATAACAAAGATTGGAATGATGTACCAAATCAAATTAAGAGATGGAATAAAGCTGGTGGTCAAGTAAAACAGGGTTTAATACGAAGAAGGGAAGCTGAAGCCTTACTATTTGAGGGTAAGGAATGGCACGAAGTATAGCGATATGTAATACTACTTCTAGGCCTAATACGCTTAGAGCTGAGTTGCATAAAATATCGTCGCTACCTTGTTTCTCAGCTCGATTATGAGTGAAGTATCTTTTAAAGATTTTGATATTCTATCTGAGCAAGACAAGGCTGAGGCTGTTGCCTTATTGCATAGATATGATCAATTAGAAAAACAAGATGGTTGTCAACAAGACTTTATAACTTTCATAAAACACATGTGGCCCGACTTTATTGAAGGATCCCATCATAAAATTATTGCTGAAAAATTTAACAAAATTGCTGATAATAAACTTAAAAGATTAATAGTTTGCTTACCGCCTAGACACTCAAAGTCTGAGTTTGCATCAACTTTTTTTCCTGCCTGGATGATGGGCAGACGTGGTAATTTAAAAATTATACAAACAACTCATACAGCTGAACTAGCTGTAAGATTCGGTCGTAAGGTTAGAAACATAATAGACAGCGAAGATTATCAACATGTTTTTCCAGATCTCCAGCTACAAGCAGATAACAAATCAGCTGGCCGTTGGACAAGTAACCAAGAAGGTGAGTTCTTTGCAGCTGGTGTTGGTGGTGCCATTACAGGTCGTGGTGCGGATCTATTGATTATTGATGATCCACATTCAGAACAAGATGCACTATCTCCGAAAGCATTAGAATCAGCTTACGAGTGGTACACATCTGGTCCAAGACAGCGTTTACAGCCTGGTGGAATTATTGTGATAGTAATGACTAGATGGAGCACAAAAGATCTGGTTGGTAAAGTATTAAACAAACAAGGCGATGAAAACGCAGATCAATGGGAAGTCGTTGAGTTTCCTGCAATCTTACCAGATTCTGAAAAACCTTTATGGCCAGAGTTTTGGAAAAAAGAAGAACTACTCGGTGTTAAAGCCTCATTACCTATATCTAAATGGAATAGTCAGTGGATGCAAAATCCAACAGCTGAGGAAGGATCTATAGTTAAAAGAGAATGGTGGAATAGATGGGAAGACGCAGATGTGCCATCGTATTCTTATGTAATACAAAGTTATGACACAGCTTTTTCTAAAAAAGAAACAGCCGACTATTCAGCTATAACAACCTGGGCAATATTTAATAGAGGTGACGAACAAAACGATGAAATCATACTTTTAGATGCGAAAAGAGTACGTTTTGACTTTCCAGAGCTTAAAAAACTCGCTCTTGAAGAATACAGATACTGGGAACCAGATTGTGTTTTGATTGAAGCAAAGGCCTCTGGAACACCGCTTACTCACGAACTCAGACGTATGGGCATACCTGTTACTTCATACTCACCGAGCAGAGGACAGGACAAAGTAGCCAGGATGAATAGTGTTGCACCTATATTTGAGTCTGGAATGGTATGGGCACCAGAAGATGATTTTGCAGAAGAGGTTATTGAAGAAATGGCATCATTTCCATTCGGTGATTATGACGACTTTTGCGATAGTGCTACAATGGCTTTAATGCGTTTCCGTCAAGGTGGTTTTATATCATTGCAAGAAGACTACCAGGATGAAATTAAGTTACTAAAAAAGAACAGGACGGTTTATTATTAAAACATACGCAACAACTTTTGAGTGGGATGGTATTGAATATTCTGGACCACTAATACATGCAGAAGATTTTACACAAGCTAAAATCATAGCAGAATACCACGGCCTTTTGATTGATGGCGAATTAGAGGCTATTATAGGAACAGAAGTGGAGCTGAAAGCAGATCCACGAAACAGGGTGTTACATTAATTATGGCTATAGATAAATTAGGAACAAACGAAGATCCAGATATAAAAGTACAGGGATCTTCTGTAGAAATCGTACCAGATACTACAAGAGACGAACAAATTGCAGCAGCAGCACAAATTTTGGTTGATGATGAAGAAATACTTTTAGACCAAGAAATACAACAAGAGTTGGCACCACAAATGAGTTTTGATGCTAATTTAGTTGACTTTATAGATGAAATCACACTTGAAAAAATATCAAGCGATTTATTAAGTTCAATCAGAAGCGACAAACAATCAAGATCTGAATGGGAAAAAACATATACAGATGGACTGAAATACTTAGGCATGAAGTTTGATGAAACAAGATCACAACCTTTTGAGGGATCCTCTGGTGTGGTGCACCCAATTTTGGCAGAAGCTGTAACTCAGTTCCAGGCCCAGGCCTACAAGGAAATGTTGCCAGCAAAAGGACCAGTAAAAACAGAAATCGTTGGTGCTCGTACTATTGAGACTGAAAACCAAGCTGAACGTGTCCAAGAGTTTATGAATTATTACATAATGAATAAAATGGATGAATATGATCCAGAGCTTGATCAAATGCTTTTTTATTTACCGTTAGCTGGTTCTTGTTTTAAGAAAGTTTATTTTGATTTTGTTTTAAATAGAGCTGTATCTAAATTTATAGCTCCAGAAGATCTTATTGTTCCTTATGAAGCAGCTGACATGAGTTCAGCTGAAAGAATTACACATTCTATAACCATGTCTGCGAATGAAATTAAAAAACAGCAAGTGTCTGGGTTTTATGCAAATGTCGACATAGGATCTGGCGGCATATCAGAAGATATGAACGATATAGATGAAGCAATAGATGAAATACAAGGCATATCACCTTCTTATAAAGAAAACAGAAACAGAACCGTTTATGAAGTACACACAGTATTAGACATAGAAGGATTCGAGGACATGGACCAAGGTGGTGAACCAACTGGCCTTAAATTACCTTACATAGTAACTATTGAAGAAGACTCTGAACAAGTTTTATCTATAAGAAGAAATTATGTAGAAACAGATCCATACAAAAACAAAATTAACTATTTTGTGCAGTATAAATTTTTACCTGGACTTGGTTTTTATGGCTTAGGTTTATCACACATGATCGGCGGACTTTCAAAAGCATCAACATCTATATTAAGACAGCTTATTGATGCTGGTACTCTTGCTAATTTACCAGCTGGTTTTAAAGCAAGAGGCATGAGGATCCGAGACGAGGATGATCCATTACAACCAGGTGAATTTAGGGATATAGACACTACGGGTGGATCTCTTAGAGAAAATTTAATACCGCTACCAATAAAAGAGCCAAGCAGTGTTTTAATGCAATTACTCGGTATTTTAGTAGATTCTGGTAAGCGTTTTGCTGCTATAGCAGACATGAATGTCGGTGACATGAATCAAGCTATGCCAGTAGGAACAACTGTCGCTTTACTTGAGCGTGGCACTAAAGTAATGAGTGCTATTCATAAAAGATTACATTACGCACAAAGAATAGAGTTTGGATTGCTTGCAAAAGTATTTAGTGAGTATTTACCTCCTGTTTATACTTATCAAGTTGGCTCTGGTCCAGGTGAAGTAAAACAACAAGATTTTGACGATAGAGTAGATATAGTACCGATCTCAGATCCTAATATTTTTTCACAAAGCCAAAGAGTTACTTTAGCTCAAGAACTTTTACAAATGGTTCAATCAAATCCAGAAATACATGGCCCACTAGGTATATATGAAGCATATAGAAGAATGTATGCAGCTCTCGGTGTAGATAATGTTGATGCTTTGTTGCAACCACCTCCAGACAATACTCCAAAACCTATGGATGCAGGACTAGAAAATGCTGGTTTATTGATGGGCCAACCTGCCCAGGCTTTTCCAGAACAAAACCATCAAGCTCATTTAGATGCACATAAAAGTTTATTTTTAACTGACATTGTAAAACAAAGTCCACAAGTCCAGGCTTTAATAATTTCACACTGTATGCAGCATTTACAATTTATGGCCATGCAGATGGCACAAGAACAAATGCCACCAGAAGTGCAACAAAAAATGCAAGAAATACAAAGCCAAATACAACAAGTATCGCCACAAGAAGCCATGCAAATACAACAACAAATGCAAATGGTTACTGAGCAATATAGCTCAACAATAATGGCACAACTTGCAAATGAGTTCTTACAATCTATTGGTATGGGATCTAGTGAAGATCCTTTGGTGGATATAAGAAACCGTGAATTAGATCTTAAAGATAAAGAATTAAACATGGAATCTGAGCAGTTTGTAGCCAAACAAGATCAAAGACAACAAGAGAAAATGATGGACGGACAATTGCAACAAGAAAGGATAAATGTGCAAAAAGAAATAGCAGATGATAAACTTGGAGTTGCTTTAGATAGACTTAAACAAAATGCTGATTTAAAGTTATTTGAATTAGAAAATAAAATTCGAGGAATATTATGACAACATCTTACAAATTAGAAGCACAAAAAAAATTAAAAGCTGAAAAAAAACAGTTGCGTGAGCAAGAAGCCATGCAGCTAAAACAACAACAAGAGGCAGAAGATAAAGCACATCAAGAAAATATGGCTAGAATAGCTAAAAAGATGGCAATTATTAATGGTGAAGTGCCAGTAGAAAAGAAAAAAGTTGTTAAAAAAACAACAACAAAGAAAAAATCTACAACAAAAAAACCAGTTGCAAAGAAAAAAACACCAACAAAAAAAACAACCAAGAAAAAAACTAAATAGATTATGGATGAAATATCTGTTATAGACAGTATCAAAAAATCAATTTCTCAAAGAGAACAACAGATACAAGAAACTTTAATGTCTGGTGGACTAAAAGATATTGAACATTATAAATATTTGCAAGGAGAGCTCAGTGCTTTATACTATATTGCAAACGAAATAAGTGACATGGGTAAAAATATATGACGAATATTCAAGAAAATAACGTAATGGCTAAAAAGGTAGCAGAAGCATACGTTGAACCAGACGCAGTGGTTTTAGATCCAGAAAAATTAGATCAATCAATTTTAGATCGTATGCCGCAACCAACTGGCTGGAGAATGTTAGTGCTACCATACGCAGGAAAAGCCAAAACAGAAGGTGGCATTATTCTTACAAAACAAACAACAGACAGAGAGGCTTTGTCAACAGTTGTAGCTTATGTGGTAAAAAAGGGACCATTAGCTTATAACAACAAAGAAAGATACGGAGATTCACCCTGGTGTGAAGAAAAACAATGGGTTTTAATCGGACGTTACTCTGGTTCGAGATTTAAACTTGAGGACGGTGCAGAGGTTCGCATTATCAATGATGATGAAGTGATTGCCACCATACTTAATCCAGATGATATAGTGAGCTTATGACGATAGAAGAACAAAATCAAATTCAACCAGAGGTTGAAGATATTGAGGTAGAAGTTACTGAATCACAAGAGGTTTCTAATGAGGCTTCAAGCGACGACGAACTAGAAAATTACACTAAAGGTGTATCAAAAAGAATAAACAAACTAAATGAGAGAAAAAGAGCTGCCGAAGAAAAAGCAGCTGCACTAGAGGCTGCTTTACAGCAAAGAGAACAAGAAGTGCATGCTTATTACAACCAAGCAGTTCAATCTCAAAATAGTTTATTAGCAAAAGAAGAAGAAACCATTAATCTAAAAGAGCGTGAAGCTAATGAGTTGTATAAAAAAGCTCATGGTGCAGGTGATGCTGAACTTATGTCAAAAGCTGACAGTTTAAAAAATGAAGTTTCTATTCAAAAAGAAAAAGTAAGAATTGCAAAACAGAGATCTGAACAGACTTACGCTCAGTCACAGCAAAATTACTATCAGCAACCTGTGCAAGAACAACAGGCCCAGGTACAACCAACGCAAGAGGCTTTAGAGTGGAAGTCAAAAAATAATTGGTTTGGTGAAGAACCAGAGGCTACACAATACGCTCAATATACCCATGTAAATTTGGTTAATGAGGGTTTTGAGCCAGATTCAAATGAATATTATAACGAGTTGAATAATAGAGTTTATAAAGTTTATCCAGATCTTAGATCTGATAATGCTGAACAAAGTGAGGGCAGGCCCGCTGTGCAAAGAGTCGCCTCCACTTCCCCAGGAAGTCGGCAAAAAACACAAGGCAAAAAGAACGGTGTGCAATTTTCAAAAAATGAAGTTGACAGACTCCGTGGACTAAAGCCGCATGGCATGACAGAAGATGCCTGGCTAAAATCCGTTGCTAAAGAAAAACAACGCATTGCATCTAGGGAGGCAAAATGACAACTGAAAAAGAAATAACACAAACCAGAAATTCTCGTGAGTCCGAGCAGCACGCTAAAAATACTCGTAGACAACCATGGCGACCAGTAAGAAAACTAGAAACACCTCCACCACCAGAAGGATACGAATATCGTTGGATAAGAGAATCCATGCTTGGTCAAGAGGATAAAGCTAACGTAAGTAGAAGAATTAGAGAAGGATGGGAACTCGTAAGAGGAACTGATCTCCCTAGTGAATTTTCTTACCCTACAGCTGACGAAGGAAGACATGCTGGTCTTGTTTATAGTGAAGGCTTGCTATTAGCAAAAATACCTATCGAAACCAAAGAAGAACGTAATGCTTATTACGAAGATCAAACCCGTCTTAAAAAAGAGGCTTTAGACAATAATATGTTTACAGAATCCAGAAAAGATGGCAGGTACGTTAAGTATGATGCAGATAGAAAGTCTAATGTTACTTTTGGAAAAAAGTAATTAAAATAGGAGAATATAAAAATGGCTAATAAAGATAGCGCATTTGGATGTAAACCTGTTCGTATGATGAGCGGAGCACCCTATTCTGGTGGACAATCTAGATATAGAATTGCTAGTGGAGCAACAACACCAATATTCCAAGGCGACTTGGTAACACAGCTAACTGGCGGTGTAATTGGTAGACATGCAGCTTCTGGTACTGTTCCAATTGTCGGAGTGTTTAACGGTGTTCAATACACTGATCCAACATCTGGCGAACAAGTGTTTAAAAACTATTATCCTGGAAGCATCGCTGCTTCTGATATAATAGCAAGCGTCGTTGATGATCCCAACGTAGTTTTTGAAATTCAAGGAGACGCAGCAATGCCTGTGGCCGACTTGTTTGGAAACTTTGAAATCGTTGATGGATCACCAGTTGGCGATACCTCGTCTGGGATTTCTAACACTGAAATTGCTGTGAGCACTGGTAATACCACTGCTACACTGCCTTTGAAAGCGTTAGACATATCACAGGATCCAGAAAACGATGATGTTTCATCATCAAATACTAACGTACTTTGTGTCATACAGAATCATATCTGTGGACAAAAAAGTGCTGGTTTAGCATAAGGAGGCTAAAATAAAATGGCAATTTCAAGAGCACAATTAGCGAAAGAGCTAGAGCCTGGTCTAAACGCACTTTTTGGGATGTCCTATGATTCCTACGAGAGAGAATATGAAGATATTTTCGTTATCGAGGATTCAAATAGAGCATTTGAAGAAGAGGTCTTAGTAACTGGATTCGGTTCCGCACCACTTAAGTCTGAGGGACAAGGGGTTCAATTTGATAACGCGTCTGAAAGTTACAGCGCACGTTACACGCATGATACGATTGCGTTAGCGTTTGCTTTAACAGAAGAAGCAGTCGAAGACAACCTTTACGATTCTTTAGGTAAAAGATACGTTAAAGCATTAGCAAAATCTATGGCTAACACCAAAGAGGTTAAAGGCGCTGATGTTTTAAATAATGCTTTCTCATCTAGCTTCACAGGAGGCGATGGAGTATCACTTATTAACACTGCCCACACACTATCTGGTGGTGGAACAGCTGCGAACAGAGCTACTACTATGGCTGACTTAAATGAGGCTTCATTAGAAGACGCATTGATTGATATTTCAACTTTCACGGATGATAGAGGTTTAACTATTTCTGTCCAAGCTGACAAACTTGTGGTTCCACCACAATTAGTGTTTGTTGCTGACAGAATCTTAAACTCTCAGCAAAGATCTGGTACAGCTGATAATGATCTAAACGCAATTAAAAACACTGGGGTTTTACCTGGTGGCTATAGCGTCAACCATTATCTTACTGATCCAGATGCTTTCTTCATCCTTACATCTGTAAATAGTGCAGGCGAAGGTCTAAAAATGTTCCAAAGATCTCCAATGGAGACTTCTATGGAACCAGACTTTTCTACTGGCAATATCAGATATAAAGCGAGAGAGAGATATTCATTCGGTTTCTCTGATTGGAGAGGAATCTACGGATCTCAAGGTGCATAATTTGAAGTCGTAATACACTTTATTACTCAGTATTACAAAGGGCCCAATTAGGGCCCTTTTTTTTGTCTAAAATAATAGTTGTAAAAACTTGCAAATATTTACAATATTTAGTATATTAGTTATGTGAGTATTTTAATTAAAAATCAAATTGTGGAGGTGGCGTAATGTTTGATGTAATAAGCTATGACGAAAACGGCAATGAAGACAAGGCT